GGAGGGAAGACGTACTTATGGCTTGTGTGTTTTATGGCATGCCAATACTTGCTGAAAACAATAAACCTAGATTATTGTATCATTTTAAAAGAAGAGGTTATAGAGGTTTTGCAATGAATAGACCAGATAAAGTTTATACCAAATTATCTATTACTGAAAAAGAAATAGGTGGTATACCTAATTCAAGTGAAGACATAAAGCAGTCTCACGCTTCTGCCATAGAATCTTATATAGAAGATTTTGTAGGTGCAAAAGAAACATCGTATGGTGACATATATTTTCAAAGAACACTAGAAGACTGGGCAAGTTTTAATATAAACAATAGAACATCTCATGATGCTTCTATCAGTTCAGGACTAGCACTGATGGCGTGTAATAAAAATAGATATGTGCCTGTTTTTAAAATTAAGAAAGAAGTTTTTCCACTTGGATTTAAAAAATATAATAACAAAGGAAACGTATCACAAATAACAAAATAAATGGTTTATACTAACGTAAATAGTTCTTTCCCAAGTCAGGTAGTACCTGATGCAGAGAAAAGTACCTTAGAATACGGGAAAGTCGTAGGAAGAGCTATAGAAAATGAATGGTTTAGAGGTGACAAAGGAGTAAGTTATGATAGTAGATTCAGTAGTAACTGGAGAGGCTTTCATGATCTTAAGCTTTACGCTAGAGGAGAACAATCTGTAGAAAAATATAAAAATGAATTAGCCATTAATGGTGATTTGTCTTATTTAAATTTAGACTGGAAGCCAGTGGCTGTATTATCTAAGTTTGTTGATATTGTAGTTAATGGTATGACAGAAAGAGGTTATAAAATAAACTCATTTGCATCAGATCCGTTTGCTTTAAAACAAAGAACAGATTTTGCTTTTAACGCTCTTAGAGATATAGAGAACCAACAAATGATTGAACAACTCAATCAAGCTACGGGTAAAAACTTTTTTGCTTCAGCAGAACCAGAAAGTTTACCTAAAAATAAAGAAGAATTAGATTTATTTTTACAACTTAGTTATAAACAATCTATTGAGATTGCTGAAGAAGAAGTAATTAATAATGTGTTGAATTATAATAAGTATGATGAAATAAAAAAGCAGTTGGCCTATGATCTTACTGTTATTGGAATATCAGCTACTAAAACAAACTTTAATTTAGCTAATGGAGTAACGGTTGACTATGTAGATCCAGCCAATTTAGTTTATTCTTATACTGATGATCCTAATTTTGAAGACATATACTACGTAGGTGAAGTTAAAAGCATTAGTTTAGAAGAGCTTAAAAAACAGTTTCCATATTTAACTGATGAAGATTTAAAAGAAATTGAAAAATATCCTGGCAATTCTAATTACACAAGAAATTTTTGGGGACAAGAAGATCAATACAATACGATACAAGTTTTATATTTTGAATACAAGACTTATAATAATCAAGTTTTTAAAATAAAACAAACAGATCAAGGCTTAATGAAAGCTTTAGAAAAGCCAGATACTTTTGATCCTCCGCCAAACGATAATTTTGAAAGAGTAGCCAGAAGTATTGAAGTTTTATATAGTGGCGCTAAAATATTAGGTCATGATAAAATGCTTGAATGGAAGTTAGCTGAAAACATGACAAGACCTTATAGTGATCAAACTAAAGTGGAAATGAATTATTCTATATGCGCACCTAGAATGTATAAAGGTAGAATAGATTCTTTAGTTAGCAAATGTATCGGTTTTGCTGACATGATACAGTTAACACATTTAAAAATTCAACAAGTTTTAGCCCGTATGGTTCCAGACGGTGTATATGTAGATGTAGATGGTTTGGCGGAAGTTGATTTAGGTAATGGAACTAATTACAACCCGCAAGAAGCTTTAAACATGTATTTCCAAACTGGTAGCATAGTTGGTAGAAGTTTAACACAAGATGGTGATCCTAACATGGGTAAAGTACCTATTCAAGAATTACAAAGTTCTTCTGGTAATGCTAAGATACAAACTCTTATTCAAACTTATCAATATTATTTACAAATGATAAGAGACGTAACTGGTCTTAATGAAGCTAGAGATGGTTCTATGCCAGAAAGAGATGCTTTAGTAGGTTTACAAAAAATGGCTGCTAATGCTTCAAACACAGCAACTAAACATATCCTTCAGTCTTTAATGTATTTAACAGTTCGTACTTGTGAAAACATAAGCTTACGCGTTGCAGATATGTTAAATTTTCCTCTTACTAAAAATGCTTTAATGAATTCAATAAATTCTTTTAATGTTTCTACGTTAGAAGAGTTAGATAAATTAACACTTCACGAGTTTGGTATATTTTTAGAACTAGAACCTGAAGAAGAAGAAAAAGCTGTTTTAGAACAGAATATTCAAATAGCTTTAAAAACGCAAGCCATAGGTTTAGAAGATGCTATTGAAATTAGAGAAATTCAAAACTTAAAGCTAGCTAACCAATCTTTAAAATTTAAACAAAAATTAAAAGCTGAAAAAGATAGAGCTATTCAATTAGAAAATATACAAGCTCAAGCACAAGCAAATGCGCAAACAGCAGAAAAAGCAGCAATGGCAGAAGTTCAAAAGCAACAAGCTTTAACTGAATCACAAGTAAACATTGAACAAGCTAAATCACAGTTTGAAATACAAAGAATGCAAACAGAAGCTCAAATTAAAAAACAATTAATGGCTGAAGAGTTTCAGTACAGTATGCAATTAGAACAAGCTAAAATAGGCGCTACACAACAAAAAGAGCGTCAAATAGAAGATCGTAAAGATCTAAGAACAAAAATACAAGCTACGCAGCAATCAGAAATGATTAGTCAAAGACAAAATGACTCTATGCCTACTAATTTTGAATCACCAGAAGTGATGGATTTGTCGGGATTTGGTAACGCATAGCTTAGTAAATTTTATTAATTTTATATTATTATATCATGTCAACAGAAACAAAACAAGAAGGGTCTTTTAAGATTAAATCTAAAAAACCAAAACAATTAGCAGATTCAAAAAATGAACCTGTAAAAGTAAACTTTAAAGAACCTTTGGTGGAGATTCCTTCAAACGTTACAAAAGTTGTAATTCCAAAGGAACTTATAAATCCAGAAACAAATGCCGTTCAAACACAAAAGACAGATGGTAGCAATGTTATTGTCGAAAAGCAAAAAGACAGTGGCGACAGCAAAGAAGTGGTTGAAAACGTACGGACCACCGAAGAAAAAATAGAAGATAAAACTGATTCTCCTTTACAAGAAATAAATATTGAAGAAGAAGAAAAACAAGCTGAACAAACTAAGAAAGAAGTTTTTGAACCTAAAAAAGAACAAAAAGATAGTAAACCATTACCGGAAAACATAGAAAAACTAGTTTCATTTATGGAGGAAACTGGAGGAAATGTAGAGGATTATGTTAGACTAAACGCTGACTATAAAGACGTAGATAGCAAATCTTTAATTAAAGAATATTACAAGAAAAGTAAACCACATTTAGACTCTGAAGATGTAGATCTTATGCTAGAAGATTATGACTACGATGAAGAGTTAGATGAACCAAGAGATATACGCAAGAAAAAAATTGCGTTTAAAGAAGAAGTTGCAAAAGCAAAGTACTTTTTAGAAGACCTGAAAGAAAAATATTACGACGAAATCAAGTTGAGACCGGGTGTAACACAGGAACAAAAAAAAGCAACTGACTTTTTCAATCGCTACACCGAAGAGCAAGATGTAAATGAAGCCAACCATGAAGAGTTTGTTAATAGAACTAAAAAAATGTTTAACCCTAATTTCAAAGGTTTTGATTTTAACGTAGGTGAAAAACAATTTAGATATTCTATAAAAAATCCTTCAGAAGTAGGTGAAAAACAATCAGACATTTCCAATTTTATTAAGACGTTCTTAAATGAAAAAGGAGAAATTTCAGACGAAAAAGGTTATCACAAAGCTTTATATGCCGCCAACAATTCAGATACTTTAGCACAACATTTTTATGAGCAAGGCAAAGCCGACGCTGTTAAAGATGTAATGAAGTCTTCTAAAAACTTATCAGATGAACCTCGTAAAACAGTTTCAGGTGATGTGTTCATAGGAGGTATAAAAGTTAGAGCAATTACAGGCCAAGATTCTTCAAAACTTAAGATAAAAAAACACAAATTTAACTAAAACAAACAATTATTATTATGGCTTTACAACCACAATTTGGGTCGATAGTCCCATCTCAAACTCAACAAGCGTTAGCTACTAATTACCTTCAATGGACCAACAACGGTGGTGCAGGAGCGGTACCTGGTAACTTCGCAGATTTCGCACAACAATTTCTTCCAGAAATTTATGAACAAGAAGTCGAAAGATATGGAAACAGAACATTATCTGGATTCCTAAGAATGGTAGGCGCTGAAATGCCTATGACATCAGATCAAGTAATTTGGTCTGAACAAAACAGATTACATATTTCATACACTGCTGTAACAGGTTCTGCTGCAAATGCCGCTAGATTAGACTGTACTACTGTTAATGGAACATCTGTTTTTAACGTAATCTCTATAAATGACACTATTGTTATTATGGATCCTGCATCAGGAGCTGAAGCAAAAGCTATTGTTATTGGTACAGAAATTCAAAATGGTGGTGCTCTAGCAAATAACTCTGGTCAAATTGACGTACAGTTATATAGTGGACAAACTCTTGCTGCTGCATTTGGAGCGGTTGGTGCTGCTCTAGTAGGTCTAAAGATCTTCGTTTATGGTTCTGATTATACAAAAGGAACTACAATTGGTGCTGGTGCTGGTAATTCAGCTGCACGTGCTAGTGTAACTCCTCAGTTAACTCAATTTTCTAATTCACCTGTGATCATCAGAAATCAATACCAAGTATCTGGTTCTGACGCTGCACAAATTGGATGGGTTGAAGTTGCTACTGAAGATGGTACATCTGGATACATGTGGTATCTTAAAGCTGAGTCTGAAACTAGACTTAGATTTGAGGATTACTTAGAAATGGCCTTAGTAGAGGGTGAACTTAATCAAAATGCAGGTGTTGGAGTAAGACAAGCTAACTTGTTACCTGGTACTCAAGGTTTATTCGCTGCTATACAAGCTAGAGGGAACGTTCAAGTAGGTTTTACTGCTGCGAACGGTCTTGATTACTTTTACCAAGTTCTTAAAAATCTTGACACTCAAGGAGCAATAGAAGAAAATATGTTATTTCTACAAAGACAAACGTCTTTAGATTTTGATGACATGCTAGCTTCTATTTCTGGAGGTTCTCAAGGTGGTACTGCTTTTGGATTATTTGAAAATTCTGAAGAAATGGCTTTAAACTTAGGTTTTAGCGGTTTCAGAAGAGGTTCATATGACTTCTACAAGACTGACTGGAAATACTTAAATGATGCTTCTACAAGGGGTGCTATCGTAGGTTTTAACTCTATCGAAGGAGTTCTTATCCCTGCAGGTACATCTACTGTATATGACCAAATTTTAGGTACTAATATCAGAAGACCATTTTTACATGTTCGTTACAGAGCTTCTCAAGGTGACGATAGAAGAATGAAATCTTGGATCACTGGTTCAGTTGGTGGAGCATACACATCTACGTTAGATGCAATGCAAGTTAACTTCCTTTCTGACAGATGTTTAGTTACTCAAGGTGCTAACAACTTTGTTTTATTCAAAGGAATATAACAACTCTATAAAGTTTATCCCTGTCTTATCGGCAGGGATACTCTTTATTTTATTTATTATTTAATTATATCATATTATGTCAAAAAAACAAAACCAACAGTCAACTGTTGAAGCACCAGTTATGGAAGCTCCAGTTACTGTAAAAAAAGAATCAAAAACCCCTAAAAATAATTGGGAGATAAAGGAAAGAATTTATTTATTAAAAAATAATTACACTCCTTTAACATTAACTATACCTAGTAGACACACAAGAAAACACCCTTTATTATTTTTTGATAAAGTAAGTGGTGTTCAACGCGAGGTAAAATATGCAACTAATCAAGATTCTCCTTTAGTAGATGAACAAAAAGGCGAATGTACATTAGGACATATAATTTTTGAAGAAGGGAAGATGGTCGTTCCTGCAGTAAAACAAAACTTACAAAAACTTTTATCTCTTTATCATCCGCTTAAAGATAGAGTTTACATGGAGTACAAACCAGAAATAATAGCTGAAGATGAAGTAGAAGAATTAGAGCTTCAAATTATAGCTTTAAATGCAGCTCAATCAATGGATGTAGATCAAGCTGAAGCAATAATGCGTGTAGAAAACGGGACTAAAGTAAATGAGATGAGTTCTAAGGAACTTAAAAGAGATTTACTATTGTTTGCTCGTAACAACCCAAAATT